GTAGAAGCAGAGTTGCGGATGAAACACACTAAATAATATTGATGATGTTAAAGTAGAAGCATTTGCGGAGGCAAGTGCTTTTTTTATACATATTAAATTAAAGAAAGCATATAGTAATAAAATGGGATAGGTGATGGGTATGAGTAAACAGTATAAGAAAGAATATTATCAAGAGGTAAACCGGAAGTTTGAGAAAAAAATAGCCACATTTCCGGCGTTCATGAAAGCATATTTTTCACTTTTCAAAAGTGCCCTTACAAAGAAAAATTATTTATCATACTTAACTCATATGCTGAACTGGATGATTGATAATGGAGTTTTAGCGACAAAAAGCATAGAAAAATTGAATCCAGGAGATTTAAAGGACATCAAATCATTTAATATGGTAGAGTACTTGAATTATTTACTAGAAATGGGACAATCTGTGGGATCAGTAAACTATAAGATTGATGTATTTAGTAGTTTTTGGAGTTTTTTAGTAGACAATGAATGGGTCGATAAGAATATTTTAAAAACGGCTACGATTCGCAGAAACAGGAACTTTATACCGGAAAAAACAATTAATCATAATCAAATCAAGATGCCGGAGAAGGCGGATATGGATCGGATCAGAGAAAATATCAAAGAAATCCATACAGATCAAGATTTGAGGAATGCGACGATTATTCATATCTTAGCACAATGCGGGCTTCGAAGAGGAGAACTGATTGCTTTAGATGTATCTGATATTGATATAGAACATCAGAGAATTACTGTGATCAGTAAAGGGAAAATGGAAGCGCAAGATGTTGTACCAATTCCAGATAATCTTATGGGGTTGATCAGTGAATATCTTGAAATGCGTAAGAAAAAAAAAGTAAATACAAATGCATTATTTTTGTCTAATCGAAACGGGAGGTTAAAAGAAACAGCTCTGCGTTATCTATGCAATAAGGCATCAAATAATACGGTTACTCCTCACATGTTACGGCATTGGTGTGGAACAAAAATGTATGAGGAGAAAAGGGATTTAGTCGAAGTGCGAAATGTTTTGAGACATTCAGATATTAAAACTACAGCAAATTATTACATACATAAAAATGATATATGTTGACTAAAATAGAATAAAAGAATTGATTATAAGACAAAAAAGTCAAAATGTGTTGACGTAAAATAGATCAAGTGATATATTGAAATCAGAAAGAAAGGAGGCCTAAAATGGAAGCGATTACAAAAGAAAAAGATGTTTTATTCAGAACTTATTATTATAAGAAGCAATGCACAGCACAGACGGAAATCCATATTTTTGATGTGTACATGGCAGACCTTCCAGAATTGACCGATGATAGAGATAAGCATATCCAGCAATATCGAAGACCATGCGTAGTGATCTCCAATGATAAATGCAATTCATCCAGTCCTAATGTGAGTATTATCCCGATTACCAGTCAAACAAAGAAAGTACTCCCTACTCATGTAACTCTCAATCCAAAATGGTCTCAGCAATATGGTATCCGGGATGAATCGGGTTTATATAAACCGAGCATTTTATTGGTAGAAGCAGAAACTTCTATTAGTAAAGAAAGATTAGTTTGGAAAATGGGACATATTTCTAGCGCCTATTTGATTCGTGCAATCTATCAAGCGCAAGATATTCATCATGGAAGACTACCGGTGTGAAAGTGGAGGTAGAGCAATGTATCATCAAAGCCGAAAACAAAGATATTTCAAAGATCGACAGGTGGATCAAAATACTAGAGTTAAGCAGCTATTTGAAAGATTGGGGCAATATGAAGATAAATTCGGGAAAGATCTGTGCGAAATGGATCTAAATGAGCTATTGTATATAATGAAAAATTATTCATTTAGTACTGAGCTGTATATGAGGTCACATATTAGCGATTATAATAAGTGGTGTTTGGATCATCATTATACAAGTATCAATTATGCTGATCCCAAAATTCTGACAAGAAATATTTTGAAAGAAATCAATGAGATTGCTTTGTCAGATGTATATCTCTCGATTGAAGAAGCAAAACGGTGTAGAGAAATTTTAATTACAACAAGATCGAGAGAAGTATTGATGCCTGTATTTATGGCTGTATATGAGGGGATAGCAAGGAACAATTTTGATGATTTGATTTACCTAAGACGACAGGATATTGATTTGGAACAGTGTGTTGTTCATACTCATAGAGGGAAAGATGTATCAGTATCCAGAATGTTAATTGGATTACTATTACGATGCGAACGAGCAAAGAGTGAAAAAGTGGGGAAGTATAGCGAAAAGAAATATATAGATTCATTGTTTGAGGATAGCATTTTTAAGCTTACTAAAGAATATCGGGTTGAAAATAAGTTGCCAGTTCTAAAAAGACGATTAAGACTTTATATGGGAAAAATTTCAGAATATACAGGAATTCATCTTACTATTTCAGAATTATCCAATAGCGGAATTTTTAATTATGTATACGAACAGGGGATGATCCGATATGGGATAAACTTTATGCATGAAGTTAAAATGGAAAAAATCCCAGATTTTTCCCAGAGAGTATATGATTCGTTACTGGAAGAAAAAGGTATTGATTACGGAGTTTATCAATACAGGTTGTCTAATAGATTTATCGATCTCATGTAAAAAACGAACATATGTTCAGAAAACCATTGACAAACGAACATATGTTTGGTATACTGGGAACACAGTTAAGGAAGGGTATAAAATGAGAAATCAAATTTCAATGTGTAAGTTTTTAAAGATTTATTTTATGTATTGGAATAAAGAAAGATATTTCTATCGCATCAAAGAGGGTGATCCTCCAGAAGAAGTCGGAGATGGTGAAATTTTCCGAGCATTGACGAATTCTGGAAGAGTCATTACATATAATACAAAGCGGATCAAAAGAAACGTATCAATTAGAATTGACGTAGATGATCTGATTTATATCTGTAGTTTTACAGATACGAAAAAAGCAGCCCCTCAACGGACTGGCAATCCTCCGGGCTGCTTACGCAAAACATCAATTAAGAGACACTCAAACGCATAAGAGCGAATGATGTAAGTTAATTGACCACGGTACTGACGTGTACCGCATCTACATATTAGCATATTTAGCGATACATGTCAAAATAAAATCCCAATTTTATAAAAAAAATATTGCGCGAAAATTAGATTTACATACACAAATTATCAGTATGTTTATTTGTGTACTCTAAATTATGGATCATTGGATCAATAGTGAGAGCAATCGGTTCATAACTGATCGGTTCCGGGTTCGAGTCCCGGAAGATCATTGGAAGGAAGGTGATGTAAATTGGACTACATTATTACAAACCGGAAAGAAGCAATCCGATTGGATTCTGCGGGCAGACCGTGTACATGCAACCATAAAGCAGCGCAAAGATTTCCGGAAGAAAAGGCTCGACATATTAAAGCACATCTACCGAAAACACTGCAACGATTCCACTTTCAAGTAGAACGGGTAGGAGAAGAATATACAGATGTGCCGGATGTAGATTCGCAAATGGTGAATGTCCCCGGTGAATCGAAAGTCATTATGAATACATACAGAGCAGGAATTCCCTCATGTGTGCAAACATGGGTGAACAAAGTGAAAAGTTTTAATGGACTAGCAAAAGAAGCAGAACAGAGAAAGGAATTCCTAAACGTAAAATTATCGGATACCGATAAGAAAATAGAGAACGTAAAGCATGAAATAGAATTCTCGCAAAATTTGAATGTCTGTGACGGTTATAGTGAGTACAAGAAAATGAGAGAGTTGTTGAGAAAAAGGCGGGAGATAAAAGATGAATTATTTATTGTGACGCTAATTCTCTCTAGTAATCTCTCGGCAGTATCGCAGAATCAGATAGAAAAATCAGCCGATAGACTGGCTAATCGTAAATATACATATAGGTAAGGAAAAAACAACATGGAGATAGCAAGAAAGAAAAAGAGTATTTGATGCTTGCGGATCTTATGGAATACAGGTTTTTGGGAAGTGAGTAAGGTAGTCAATATGACAGAAATGCAGGAATCAAGCTGATAGAGGATACAAAAACAAAGATAGTAAATGAGCTTGTGAGAAAGGAGAAGAATTAATGGACAATTTAACACTTGCTATAGAGATCTTGACACGCTGTGAGACGGAGAAAAAGCGGCTTGAGGAATACAAAAAAGAGTATGCGGAAGTAGAGAAAGCAGGGAAGGGTTCACATGGAAAAAGTGGAACGAAGTATACAACAAATACAAGCCCATACCGAAAAAGACACAGATCAACAGCGGCATAAAATGTGCACGGAAGTTACTTGCAGAATCATATATCAAATGATTGGAGGAAAAGTGAATGAAGTAATAAAATCTTATAAGGGTTTTAATAGAGACCTAACATGCAGAGGAAAACAATATGAGGTAGGGAAAGAATATGAAGAAGATAGAGCACAATCATGTGAATGTGGGATGCACGCCTGCGAGTATCCGCTTGACTGCTTTTCATACTACGATCCGGCACATTCAGTTTACTATGAGGTTGAGCAGAGTGGAGATTTGTCGAGAAGAGGGGATGATAGTAAAGTAGCATCCACAAAAATGAAGATCGGAGCTGAAATCAATATTGCAGGAATGGTAAAAGCGTCCATTAATTACATAAGGGAAAGAATCAAGGAAGAAAAAGGATCTGATGATGACTACGGAGCATCGTCAGCGACAGGAAACTGCGGAGCATCGTCAGCGACAGGATACAAGGGAGCATCGTCAGCAAAGGATCCAGAAAGTATTGCCATTGCTTGGGGATACAAAGGACGAGTAAGTGGAGTAAAAGGATCTTTTCTCGTACTAGCAGACTGGGAAGGGGATGAAAGTGAATACTGGAAACCGTATACCTGGAAACTGAAAGGAGCAAAAATGGTACGTGTGGATGGAGAACATATCAAAGAAAACACATGGTACACCATGCGGAACGGAAAGATTGTGGAGGTTACGGAGAATGATAGGTAAAAGAGAAATGCAAAAGATAACCATGACAGAGAAATTGATAAGAAACGAAAACGAGGCTATTGAAGCGATAAAAGCAAATATGCCAACAAGTGGGTATCAGATGTTGAGAGAGTCACTTGATATAGCGATCAAAGCCCTCGAAGAAATCCAGCAGTACCGGGCTATCGGAACCGTGGAAGAAGTAGAACAGAATGCCAGAGACTTAAAAAGGCAGATTGAGCATTCGGAACATTTGGCAGAAGTTTTAAAATCTACCAAAAGCTTACTTGAAAAGAGAGGACGGTTATTATCGGATTATTGTAAAATCGGAACTGTGGAAGAGTGCCGGGAAGCGGTGGAGAAGCAGAAGCCGAAGAAAATTATTAGGATTGTAGGACGGTATCCTTATAAATGCCCGACATGTAACGGGAAGTTAGAAATCGGATATAGACATTGTATAATATGCGGTCAATTATTAAGGTATCCATATGAGAATTTGGAGGAAATGGAAGATGAGTGAGATGACAGATAAAGTGTATGAGATTCAAGATGAGCTTGAGAGACGGGCAAACATAGAGCTACAAGAAGCTACCACATATCATAAAGGGTATATAAAAGCCTGTGAGGATTTTAGCAGAGCATTGAGAATTGCAGTGATTGAGGTGCAGGAGGAAGGTGAACAGAATGAGACTGATTGACGCTGACGAATTGATAAAGGACAGAGTAGAAAATGACCCTGTGAGAATCGCGGCTATGTGTGCGCCGACTGCATATGATGTGGAAGCAGTTTCCAAGGCGTTGAAAAACGAGATGGAATTTGTTGTAAACGAATATCCAGTGTATGGGAGATATATTAAGAAAAATCGTGCGATTGAAATTTTACATTCTGGTGTTATTCCACAAAAGTCACAGGAAAGTCCAGACGGAAAACGTCTAAGGGAACGGGAAGAATTTTTCGAGGAGAGATAATCATGGAGTGTAAAAATCATAGGTGCAAATATCATAAATCACGGCCAATGATAACATCATTTTACGGAGAGAAAATAAGTATGGTTCAGGGGTGT